ATATTTCTTAGCACTTTCTCTCATTTTATTTCTTTGTTGCTCATCTCTAGACTTTCTTTCCCAATAGTTTTGTATCTTTCTATCAAGAAGCCACATCTCAATTCTATCATTCAAGGCTAAATCAAATACGGCTTTCATAACCATAATTGAACCTATCGTTCCTAAACCGAATAAAAAGGAATGGGCTAATGGGCCGTAAGGGAAAGTAGTTCCTACTGCCGCATATACGAAAACATTTGTTCCGCTTAAAACTCCGACAAAAAGAATTGTCATCACTAATCTAGTATCTTGGCTTAATGCTGGCATTTAAATCACCTCAGTTAAATTCAACGGAAACTGCCGCCGAGCCGGATAGTTCTTCATAGTAAAGACCAGTTGTGCAGATTACTCCATGCATATCAAACTCAATTGTTTGATTAGCCGCTAAAGTAATTCTCGCTACTTCTGTTCCTGTATTATCTAATCCGTCAAATACTTTAACAACAGCAGCACCAGCAGCAGTTTCAGTTGCATGAATTGAAACCAATTTAATTTGGCCCTGTGCTATTAATTTATGTGTCAATAAAACACCGCTACTTCTACAAGCCATATCAATACTCTCCGTCAATCATGGTAGAAGGACACTCCCTCTTAAGGCTGTTGGTAATTACTTGCCTAAAGTGGACTTCTTGCTCTTGAGCAAAGGTTTCTTAGCCTTTGGTTTAGAAGGTAGTAATAATCCACACAATTCATCATGTGTTGTTATTACAGTTTGTAAACTTCTACCTACCTGCTTAAAAGTGAAAGGGTCTACTTCTCGCATTTCTTGTCTATCTGACTCTAAAAACTTAACTTCTAAGTTTGAATCGCCTATATAGCCAAAGCAAAACACTACTGGTAAACCTTCAAGAACTTGTCCATTTCTAAGGGCAAATCCTTGAAGATTCACAGAAGGCAAACCAATTAGTTTAATTGTTGCCAATTAAATCACCTTAAAGTGTTCCAAACGCTCTTACTCGGATATGCTGTCCAGAAAAATCAGTATTTCCATTTGCTAATTCAGCAGATACACCAGTAGTATCGTGTTCTACATTGATTTCTAGTGTAAAAGAAGTATCTAAACCAACAGCGTATGTTCCTGCTTCACTTGTTTGAACAGTGAAAGAATGCTGAGGTAGTGCCGGTGGTGTGCCAGTAAGAACTACTGCGGTTAAGGTTTTTAATCCCAACGATGCGGCGGTAATTACTTCTCCTGTTGCAGTATAAACACTGATTAGAATAGCGGCATCAACCATATATTCATCACCATTTGCTCTAGGCTTTGTATAACCTTTATGGTCAGCCAATAATGTTACTGTATTAGTCACCTAAATCACCTCACAACAAGTTTGTAATCTTTCCTTGACCCTTAAAGTAAGAACAGCCAACTTCAGCCATTGTTCGGTAAAGAGCCTTGTTACCAAGAGTTCCGACACCGAATGGGTTTCCGTTACTGATACCATCTTCAAAGTATTGAGTAGGCTTCATAACCGACAACCAAACATGGTCTGTATCTAAGAACAACATATCGCTAATACAAGCAGTATTAAGACCAGTAGAAGGCATAGCCGCAACTGGAATCAAAGGAATGTCGTAGTAAGTAGAAACTCGGAATCCGACTTCTGCACCCTTAACACCACGAACACCGTTCACTGTTGGAACGATTTCTTTTCTATCCATAAAGCGTTCTTGTGCTTGTAATAGGTCAGAAAGAGTTTGTAGCGTATCATATCCAGTTAGAATAACCTTTGGTGAACCACCAGCAACTCGCAAATCACGAACCATTTTATTAAGAACAGTAAGAGTCATTTGTCGTGCATCTGTGGTAGCATAGCCAGTTCCGCCGAAATCAACAACTGAATCCATGAAAGAAGCATCATCTCGGTCTGTTCCGTAAATGTGGCTAATTTCTGTATCATGTGCAGCATTAACTAGAGTTGTTGCAGCCATAGCATCTAATTCAGCAGTAGAAGTAACAACCTTATATAGAGAAGTATAACCTGCATCAATTTCATTAGAAGCATTATAAGCAGTTCCGGGCGAATAGTTTTCCAAAGGCATAACAAGCATTGTATTCTGAACTTCAGCGTGATGCTTACCCATATCTTCTCTTAATTGCGCTCTAATATCACCGATACCGTCGTCAATTTGAGCCATTTCCATAGCCAATTCACTGAAAGCGAATTGATGTGCAATGATTTTAGGACTGGTATGAAGAACTGAATACTCCGGTGCAAGAGACATTAAACCGTCAGCAAGACTATCTAATGCTGCATTTTCAGGCACTCCACCAATTTTATCGGCTCTTAGAGTTACTCCACCCATTTTAGCAGCATCCATAGTTGTGTTACTTGGTAATGAAAGGTCTAAGGAGTTTCCAGAACCACCGGCAGGTCGCTTTGAAAGAACTCTCCAACCACTTGAAGTATAAGGTCGCTTTGAGATAACAGATAGTGCATTACATTCTCTATTAATCATAGACCAAACTTTTTGGCCGTAAATTTGATTATAAAGGTTTAATGCTGAACCTGCTGGGGTAATTCCCGACCCATCGTGGCCGGTATGAATACCTTGTAGCGTTCCTTGTGCCTTTAGCAATTGATTGCCAAATGCGCCAATTGCGCCAGTTCCGTATGTTTCTGCTTCTAAGTCTTTAATTGTGTTAATATATCCTGTCATGGCAATCACCTATTTATTGGCCTCCAACCATTTTATGAATATCCGACCATTCCATTTCTGCAAGGTCTTCTAATGATGGGAGTGTTACTGTTGCTTCTGTTTGTGCCTTAATAATTGAATCTTTCTCTGCTGTCAAAGACTTTCGCAATTGAGTGAACTCTTGCTTCATAGAAGCAATTTCTGCTTGTGCATCATATTGAGACTTTGATAGAATGTTCTCTCGGTTTGAAACTTCATTCTTAAATCGGTTTGCAAAAGACTTTTGAAGGTTGTCGTAAGCCAACTTTTCAAGTTGTTCTTGACGGAAAGCACCGTAAGCCTTTTCAATGTTACCAACAGACAAATCAAGAGTCTCAAGGTCATTGTTATCAAATGCCTTAACTACTGGTAAATCGGAAGCCTTTGGCTTTCCATTCACAATAACCACACGGTCAGCAGGTTCGCCAATTTCGACACCTGCACCATCTAGAGTAGAAAGAAGGGCTTTGGCTTCATCATCCATGTATTCACCCTTTTCTTCTTCTTCAAGGTTCATCTTTTCTTCTTCTTCCTCTCCCATCATAGCCATTCCCTTTTCTTCTTCGGGCATAGCCATCTGTTCATCTTCTTCCTTACGGAGAGTATTAACTTCTGCCATAAGTGCGTCTAATTCTGCTAGTGCTTTTTCAATTTTACTCATTTTTTTCACCTTATTTGTTGTTTTGTCCTGTTTTAGAATATCAAATCTTGCTTCGGGGTTTATTCCTTTTTCACATATAGTTACTTCGTGCAGTTCTAATTTACTAATTTCATTGTATTGTCCTAATTCTTGGTGGTCTTTTTTTACTTTTTCTAGTGCTTGGCCTCCAATGCTAAAACTTCTCAATGAACCTTTTCTAATGCCTCTATTAATTTCTTTGGCTTTTTCTATATCATCTCTTAATTTAATTACTACAAAAAATCCTACATCATCTACTTCTGTTTTCCAAAGTTTTCCTGTTTTATCTCTGTATGATTTTACAACTTCCCCTACTTGAACATTAGAATGATTAGTCATTACATTTCTAAATTTAGGGTTCTCCATGTATTTGTTTGTTGCGTCTTTAAGTGCTTTGAGTGTAATGAGGTCATTCTGTTTATCAACGATTTCAATAGAAGCATAACCACCAATCATTAAATCGTCGCTTTTGAGAATCCTGAACTCGTTGGTTCTGTTTGACATTACCGCCGAACTCATTCTTCCTCAACCCTTTCTTGGTTCAACCACTATATAAAGAACACTACTTTTTATTGGGTAGGGGTAATTTATTGTATCTATCTGTATAGATATTCCACTTCCCTTCATCCGAATCATCATCAGCAGGTTGCTGTTTGAAGCCTGTCCAAGCCAACCACATTGTTTTTCCTTTGACTGGTATGACTCTAAAGTGCATTTTAGTTTCAAACTTATTGCCTTCTAAGAAATACTCATGGTAGCCATCTTTTTGAACACCTAATTCAATTTTACCAGAATCTACCACTTTACCTCTTTCAAGGTTCTTTGAAAC